AATTATCAGGTGCAGAACGACGGGCAAAAATACGCGCTGAGCCAGGCCAAATCCATAGCTGACGAACTGATGACCGGGTGCACGAATTTTGTGTTCAGCGGTAAAACCGGCACCGGGAAAAATCACCTTGCAGCGGCGATGGGTAACCGGCTGATGGCGAAGGGGCGCAGCGTGATTATCGTCACCGTGTCTGATGTCATGAGCGTGTTGCATGACAGCTACGACAACGGCAAATCCGGGGAAAAATTTTTACAGGAGCTTTGCGGGGTTGATTTGCTGGTCCTGGATGAAATAGGCGTTCAGCGGGAGACGAAAAACGAGCAGGTGGTATTACACCAGATAATTGATCGCCGGACAGCATCACTGTGCAGTGTCGGGATGTTAACAAACCTGAATCATGCCGCAATGAGCACGCTTCTTGGTGAGAGGATTATGGACCGGATGACCATGAGCGGTGGTCGATGGGTGACGTTTAACTGGGATAGCTGGCGTCCAAATGTCAGCAATCAGAGGGTTGTGAAGTAATTTTTGTTGGAGGACGTTTTAATGGAAACTGTATTTGACGCACTGAAAGCACTGAAAAAAGCCTCTTCACAGGTAGTGGCATCGCGCCTTGGAATCAGCCGCGAAGATGCTGTCAACGAACTGTGGAAACTGAAGCGCCGTGGTGAAGCGGATAACAAGGGGTCGATGTGGTGGCTGACTCAGACTGGTGAAAGTGAACCAGTGTCACCGGTACCGAAAGTGACAGCGCAAATGCTGACTGAGGCGATTGAACATCATGGCCCACAAACGGCGGATGAGCTGGCATTGATGTTCGGAATTACCTCCCGCCGTGCGAATTCATCGCTGGCAATGGCAATCAGCAAAGGGCGTCTGATTCGCGTGAATCAGGATGGTAAATTTCGTTACTGCATACCGGGCGTTGATTTACCGGCAGAGCAGAAAGCTGCATCCGTAGCTGAAACGGAGGGTAAAGCCCTTCCTCAGCCAGCAGGTGTTGCGTTACCAGTCCAGGAAACGGCTGCACAGGAAGAAATTAAAACAGAAGCGGTGGAGGACATTGTGAAGTTGCAGCAATCGTTCACTGAAACGAAAGCAGATGACCTGATTCTACCATCGCTGCATGTGGCTAACCGCGAGCTGCGCCGAGCAAAAGGTCAGGTTCAGAAGTGGGAGCGAGTCTGCGCCGCGCTGCGGGAGTTGAACAAGCACTGGGATATTGTTCGGCAGATTGTCGATTCATCCGGTCGTATTGTGTCGGAAAAGTGATAGCCGGAGGCGCTTATGGCGAAACCTTTTACACACGAACAGCGTGAAGAACTGAAGGCCCGAATTATCGGGCTGGTACGCAAAAATGAACGCATGACGATATCACAACTGGAGAGAGCGACGGGAGCAGGCTGGCATTCAGTCAGACGTTGCCTTGTGGATGTACTGGCTTGCGGCAATTTATACATGCCCGGTAAATACGGTGTTTTTACATCAGAACAGGTGTATCGCGTATGGCGTAAGGCAGCGGAGAAAACAACCGACCAGACATTGATTCGAAAGTTACCAGACGGAGAAATACACCGCTACGACAGACAACAGAACATAATCTGTGGCGAGTGCCGGAAGAGTGAAGTTATGCTGCGTGTACTGGCGTTCTATCAGGGCAATTTTCAGGAGGCGGTATTGTGAGTGAATTAGCTATCAGGCTTCAATTGTCGCTGGCATTCGCATCAAAGGAGAATGAGATGACCACTTTTACAAAAGAGCAGTTAATCAGTCATGTTAGTGAAAATGTAAAGGCGATGAAATTTGCAGTAAAACAGACAGCATTCAAAAATTCTCTCGAGGCAATTGAGTTGGATTTAGCACTGGCCCTTGTTGCTCAGGCTTCGCTGGAAGCAGAGCCCGTGCTTTATATGAATCGATTTACCGGAAAGACATTCTCACTGGAAGAGCAACCCGGTGCTGATAAGGAACCGGAAATATACGTGCCGCTATATGCTGCCCCGCCAGACAGCGCCGCCATGCTTCAGGCTGGAAACTTTCGGGAAAAGAAGGGTTCGTCAACCAATAATTTTCGGGAAATCTCGGAAACGTCAACCAACTATCCGGTAACTCTGGATGGTTGGATAAGCTGTAGTGAGCGAATGCCGGATGACGGTCAGCACGTAATTATTTTATGTGATGGCGCATTCGTTCTTTATGCGCAATATCGAGACGGTGAGTTTTTTGATGTAGTCCGTGATGGTGATGAATTTTTCGAAACACAGAGCCGCAATGTAACCGACTGGATGCCGCTACCAGAACCGCCGCAGGAGGTGCGCCAATGAACTGGCCTGAAGCATTTGCAATTACAGGCGTTGCTATGGCTATCGCTTTTTTAGTATATGTTATTTGTCGGTGGGGGTAAAAACGTTCGCCGGGATTAACACCAAAGGAGGGAATATGTCGGATGATATCTCACTGGCAATGGAAGGTGCGCTGGCTGTTGTTGCTGTTGTGGGCGTTTACTGCCTGGTTGTGTTTTTGATGGATCGACTAGGGAACTGAATTCATTACGATATGGGAATTCCCATATCGGGTAAAAACGGTTTGCTGTAAAGCGAGAGTTAAGTAGAATTGCTGCGGGTGCTTGAGGCTATCTGCCTCAGGCATGAACACCAAAAGGCAGACAGAGAAAAGCCCCAGTTAACATTACGCGTCCTGCAAGACGCCTAACATTAATCTGAGGTCAATTTCATGCTAGACACATGTAGGTTAGCCTCTTACGTGCCGAAAGGCAAGGAGAAGCAGGCTATGAAGCAGCAAAAGGCGATGTTAATCGCCCTGATCGTCATCTGTTTAACCGTCATAGTGACGGCACTGGTAACGAGGAAAGACCTCTGCGAGGTACGAATCCGAACCGGCCAGACGGAGGTCGCTGTCTTCACAGCTTACGAACCTGAGGAGTAAGAGACCCGGCGAGGGAGAAATCCCTCGCCACCTCTGATGAATCAGGCATCCTCAACGCACCCGCACTTAACCCGCTTCGGCGGGTTTTGTTTTTTCCTGGCATTCTGGTTTACAATTCGCACGCCAGCCTGAACAACTGGCACCTGCTGCGCCAGCAGAGACAACCGATGGCGCACGATACCAAATTATACAATTCTGATGATTCTGCCGTCTTTGCCAGCAGGCGCGGACGGTGTTTTCACGCATTCAAATCTGACTGGTACCAGCATCCCCCATGCACTGAAGAACAGGCCGAATGGCTCATTCAGTGTTACCGCAGGCGCGGATGCGAGGTTAAAAAAGCCCTTAGCCTCGACTACCGTCACTGGATAATCTCCGTCAGGCTCCCTTACTCCGAACGGCCACCGCGTCCGTCCCGCACATTCCAGCAACGGATCTGGAGGTAATGTGCGGGTATTACTTCGACCTGTTCTGGTACCGGAACTCGGTCTGGTTATCGTTAAGCCAGGCCGTGAATCAATGTCAGCATTCCATAACGGCAGAATACTGGTGGAGCCGGAACCAAAAAGCATGCGAGCTCTGCCGTCCGGGGTTGTACCTGCCGTTCACCAGCCGCTGGCGGAAGATAAATCACTACTGCCATTTTTCAGCGATGAGCGGGTGATCCGTGCTGCGGGTGGCGCTGGTGCACTGTCTGACTGGTTATTACGTCACGTGAAATCCTGCCAGTGGCTACACGGTGATTATCATCACAGCGAAACCGTCATTCACCGTTACGGTACCGGCGCGATGGTGTTGTGCTGGCACTGCGACAACCAGCTGCGGGAGCAGACATCTGATTCACTGGATCAACTTGCTCAACAGAATCTGGCCGCCTGGATGATTGACATCATCCGTCACGCAATGAATGGCGCACAGGAGCGTGAATTATCTCTGGCTGAATTATCCTGGTGGGCGGTCCGCAATCAGGTGGCGGACGCGCTACCGGAAGCGGTATTACGTCTTTCGCTGGGGTTGCGTGCGGAAAAAATCCGCTCCGTATACCGTGAAAGCGACATCATACCGGGAGAACAGACCGCCACCAGCATACTGAAGCAGCGCACAAAAAATATTGCGCTACCGTCTCACACCCACCAGCAACAGAACCCACCACAGGAAAAGACGGTGGTCAGCATTGCCGTTGATCCGGAGTCTCCGGAATCCTTCATGAAACGACCTAAACGTCGCCGCTGGGTAAATGAGAAATACACACGCTGGGTAAAGACACAGCCGTGTGCGTGTTGTGGTAAGCCAGCGGACGATCCTCATCATCTGATTGGTCATGGTCAGGGCGGAATGGGAACAAAATCCCACGATATTTTCACGCTACCGCTGTGTCGGGAGCATCACAACGAGCTTCATGCGGATCCGCTGGCGTTCGAAGAAAAGCATGGTTCCCAGGTTGATTTAATTTTTCGTTTTCTTGATCACGCCTTTGCAACCGGCGTGCTCGGGTAAAAGAGGTTACTGATGCGTATAGAGTTTGTTTTGCTTTACCCGCCGACGGTGAACACCTACTGGCGACGTCGTGGCAGCACATATTTTGTATCAAAAGCCGGTGAGCGTTATCGCCGGGCTGTGGCGCTTATTGTTCGCCAGCAGCGGCTGAAATTAAGCCTGTCCGGAAGGCTGGCGATAAAGATTATTGCCGAGCCACCGGATAAGCGCCGCCGTGACCTGGACAATATTCTGAAAGCGCCGCTGGATGCGCTGACGCATGCGGGGTTGCTAATGGACGATGAGCAGTTTGATGAAATCAATATCGTTCGTGCTCAGCCAGTATCTGGTGGACGTCTGGGGGTGAAGATTTACCCCATAATGCTTGGAGGGCAGGTCAAAAAATGAAACTGGAAGATTTACCGAAATACTACTCCCCAAAATCCCCCGGCCTGACTGATGCATCGGCCTCAACGTCGAAAGATACGCTGAGTATCACTGATGTGATGGCCGCGCAGGGCATGACACAGAATTGGGCTGAGATGGGGTTTTCTGCGTTCCTTGGGAAAATGGGCATTAGTATGAATGACAGAGAGCGGGCAACAGAATTGCTGACAGAATATGCACTCAGTCGGTGTGATCGCGTGGCGGCGTTAAAAAAACTCCCGGCAGAAATAAAACCGGCAGTGATGCGTATTATGGCTTCGTATGCGTTTGAAGATTATGCCCGTAGCGCGGCGAGCAAAAAACAGTGCCCCTGTTGTCACGGAAAAAAATTTATTGAAAGCGAGGTTTTTACAAACAAGATCCAGTATCCGGATGGTAAGCCGCCAGTGTGGGCAAAGTGCACAAAAGGCGTGTATCCGTCTTACTGGGAGGAATGGAAAAAAGTCAGGGAGGTGGTAAAAGTTGCCTGTCCGGAGTGTGGAGGGAAGGGGGAGGTTTCCACCGCCTGTAAAGATTGTCGTGGGCGCGGTGTTGCCATTCATCGTGAAGAGTCGGTAAAACGTGGTATGCCTGTTATCAGAGACTGCCAGCGTTGTGGTGGTCGTGGCTATGAAAGATTACCTTCAACGGAGGCATTTAATGCCATATGTAATGTAACCGATGCCATATCTCTTGATACATGGAAAAAAACAGTTAAACGTTTTTACGATACGCTGGTGGTGCAGTTTGATATTGAAGAAGCATGGGCAGAACAACAACTGAAAAAGGTGACCAGATAGCTTTGTTGATTTTTCCCGAATCTGTGGTAAATTTGCCCTAACGATGGGCGTTTTATGCCTGACGTTAGAAGATTTTTTACACCCGTCGCCAGGCGGGTTTTTTTATGACTGAAATCACGCCAGTACAGTAAACGCGCTGGTGGTTGTGAATACCGGTCTTTCAGCTTGCTGGCTTTTTCGACAAGAGTTATTGGTGTGTCACGTTAACCGGAAAAAGGAAAGTTTGAGAAACGCGATCTGGCACAGACGGTGATTAACGCCGCATACCTGGTGGCCTGTGCAGATGGTGAATGTGAGGCTTCCTAGAAAGCGAAGATCGAACAGGTACTGCGTAATCAGCCAGCGCTGTCCGCGTTTACGTCAGAAATTAATGCGATTAGCGCAACCATTATCGGTCAGCTGGATACGAACTTTAAAATTGGTCGTCGTGCGGCGTTACGTGAGATCGAGGATGTGAAACACGATACGCGTGAAGCGGAAGATGTGCTGGATGTGGCGGTGGCCATTGCGGAGGCAGACGGCGAAATTGAGCCGGAAGAGCGCAAGGTGCTGGAAGAGATTGCCGGTGTTCTGGGGCTTCGTCTGGAGAATCACCTGTGACGGTAAAACTGCGCCTGGCTGTGGCTGCACTCCTGCTGTTTCTGGTGGTGATGGTGGATTTCACCAGCAGAATCATGTCGGTGCTGGCGGATGGGGGGCTGGTCTGCGGCATTGTGGTATTGCTGTGGCCGGTGATAAAAAGAAACAGCCTGCATAATGCTTGATTTTTTTGTTTACTGTTTATTAAAAATACTACTGCATGGTGAATCCCCCTGTGCGGAGGGGCAATCAGCAACCAGGTATATGGGATAATCGCGGATTCAGGTGCTGGTACTGAATTCACCGGGAGGCACCCGGCACCATGCTTTGCCACAAAAGTGTTATTTCTGTTTTTCTCAAACTATCATCGTTATCCCTTTATTTCCGGCTGCGCATGGCGCGGCCTTTTTTTTACGACCAGCCACTGGCAGATGGTCATCCTGTGATTTGATTCCGGTTCCGGCTTTTTAACTCTGTTCCTGTACACGGGAGAAATTCGATGTCGATTAAACATTATGATGTTGTCAGGGCGGCGTCGCCGTCAGATCTTGCGGAAAAGCTGACACACAAACTGAAAGAGGGCTGGCAGCCGTTTGGTAGTCCTGTGGCCATAACCCCTTATACCCTGATGCAGGCGATTGCCGCGGAGGGGGATGTGACCACGCCAGTGGTTGTGCCCGGCACGGGGGATGGTGGCTATCCGGGAGTGGTCACCACGGAGCCAGATTATTACTACGTTATTCCACTGGCCGGGCAGTCGAACGGCATGGCTTACGGTGAGGGGCTTCCTCTGCCGCAGACATATGACCGTCCTGACCCGCGTATAAAGCAACTGGCTCGTCGCAGCACAGTGACGCCGGATGGCGCTCCCTGTAAATATAACGACATTATTCCGGCAGACCACTGTCTGCATGATGTACAGGACATGAGCCGTCTTAACCATCCGAAAGCTGACCTGTCGAAAGGTCAGTACGGAACCGTGGGGCACGGGCTGCATATTGCCAAAAAGCTGCTGCCGTTTATACCGGCGAATGCGGGTATTCTTCTGGTTCCGTGCTGCCGTGGTGGTTCAGCTTTCACCACCGGGGCAGATGGAACATACAGTGACGTGACCGGTGCCTCAGAGAGTTATACCCGCTGGGGTGTGGGCAGGCCGCTGTATAAGGATCTCATCGGTCGTACAAAAGCCGCGCTGGCAAAGAACCCGAAAAATGTGCTGCTTGCCGTGGTGTGGATGCAGGGGGAATTTGACTTTGACGGAACGCCAGCAAATCACACAGCCCGTTTTACAGAAGTAGTGGAACAATATCGTACGGACCTTGCAGATATGGTGGGACAGTGCGCTGGTGGTTCTGCTGACGGTGTTCCCTGGATATGTGGAGACACAACTTATTTCTGGAAGCAGAAGAGCGAATCCACTTACCAGACGGTGTACGGCAGTTACAAAAACAAAACGGAAAAGAATATTCACTTTGTGCCGTTCATGACCGATGAGAACGGAGCAAATGTCCCGACGAACAAACCGGAAGAAGACCCGGATATTCCGGCATCAGGATATTACGGTGCGGCCTCCCGGACGTCGGCAAACTGGACGTCAGCAGACCGTGCGAGCCATTTCAGCTCATGGGCACGCAGGGGGATTATTTCTGACCGTCTTGCCTCAGCGATTCTTCTCCATGCAGGACGGACGGCTGAACTGGTGGGTGGGGAACAGGTTGTGATGCCGCCGGATGAGAAGCCGTCACCGGACACACCATCAACACCGTCAACGGACGGGAAATCAGTGACAACGCTGCTTTATTACCGTGCAACAGAGTCAGGTGGTTTACTGAATCCGCAGGGATGGGGAGCTGAAGGAGGGCGTGCATTGGTAGTTGATGATGCAGGTGCTGCAGGAGGTAAGGCGCTGAGGTGGACCAAACAGACAGGAAGTTCCTCGTGGTTTATGCAGCATGATGCCGGTAATGGCGCAGACCTGCTGGAGAAGGGCGGGCTTATCAGTTGTCGTTTTAAAGTTGATGGCACACTGACAGCTAATCAGTACGCACTGGCGCTGTACTGGCCGGTTTCTTCACTGCCTCAGGGCGTCACACTGGAAGGTAATGCCGGTCATAACCTGCTGGCGTCGTTTTACGTACAGAGCGATGCCACAGACCTTAATGTGATGTACCACAAGGGAAATGCTGGTCAGAACACGAAGCTGGGGTCATTCGGCGCATTTGATAACGAATGGCATACGCTGGGCTTCCGTTTTGCCGGTAACAACAGTATTGAGGTGACGCCGGTCATTGATGGTAAGGACGGGACGCCGTTCATGCTGTCACAGTCACCGGTCGGCACGTTTACGGCAGACAAATTGCGCGTGACCGATATCACTAGCGGTGCGACATATCCGGTGCTGATTGAAAGTATAACAGTGGAAGTGAATAACCCGTAAGCAGGAAAAAAAGGCCGCCGGGGCAGGGAAAACAAGGAGCCAGAACCGGCGGCAAATGTCGTTATATCCAAAGCAAAACATGCAGGACACTTTTTTAACCAACAGGTATTAACGATGTCAACACCATATCAATAACCGGGAGGGATAATGAGATTTGTACAGCTTATTTTATTGTATTTCTGCACGGTGGTGTGCACGTTATATCTGGTAAGTGGCGGGTATAAGGTTATCCGGAACTATATACGCAAAAAGATTGATGCCGCGGCGGCGGAAAAAATCAGCGCCAGCCAGTCAGCCGGAACAAAACCCGAAGAGCCTCTCATTTCGTAGCAACTTTCTTAACAACACCTTTCAACGAGAAAATCCCATGTCAGAAATAAAATCTCTGGTCACTGCTGAAGCAGTGAAGGACGTCCTGCGCTCTGAAGAAGTCAGAAGCGCACTGAAACAGCAACTCCGCCAGAATCTTGAGGCGCGTCTTGATGCTGAAGTGGATGCCATTCTGGATGAGCTGCTGGGGGGACCGGCTGCTCCTGAGCCTGAAGACGGCGCGGGTGACAGTGCTGTTTCAGATGGCGTTGTGTCTCAGCCTGACGGTAGCAGTGAGCCTCAGCCTGGCGGCGAAATGATGATGTAACCATACGCAGGGGCTGTCGGTGTGAGCTGATGCCCCTCCTGTTGTTGTGAGCTTCCGGATTGCGGGAGACGGGGTATGTACCAGATGGAAAAAATCACAACAGGTGTGTCATACACCACGTCAGCGGTGGGGACGGGATACTGGTTACTGCAGCTGCTGGACAAAGTCTCTCCGTCCCAGTGGGTGGCGATAGGTGTGCTGGGGAGTCTGCTGTTTGGCCTGCTGACGTATCTGACTAACCTGTATTTCAAAATCAGAGAGGACCGTCGTAAGGCGGCGCGGGGAGAGTAAAGCGATGAAGAAAAAATACGAACTGGTTGTTAAAGGGATAAATAATTACCCGGATAAGATTACTGTTACTGTGGCACCGGAAATTGGTGGGTAACGCCATTGAACGTGATAAGGCGCTGGAGTGGGTGGAGCGCAATATTAAAGTACCGCTGACCGAACCCCAGAAGGCGGGTATCGCGTCATTTTGTCCTTATAACATTGGCCCCGGTAAGTGTTTCCCGTCTACGTTTTACAGACGGATTAATGCAGGTGATCGAAAAGGTGCCTGCGAAGCGATTCGCTGGTGGATTAAGGACGGTGGCAGAGACTGCCGTATCCGCTCAAATAATTGCTACGGCCAGGTATCCCGGCGAGACCAGGAAAGTGCACTGGCGTGCTGGGGAATTGACAGATAAGCAGAATATTTTGCTGAAAAATGACGTTGGCCAACGCGGGCGGATAACACGAAATCCTGCGAACTGGCAAAAACTAAGTGAATAAAAGTAAAACCCCGTTTGTTGGCCGCAAACGGGGTTTTGTGTTTCTGACCTTGAGTAAGGCAAGGGAGAACATGGGAAAGTATAAACGAATTCTGTTGAGATTGACTATGAAAAACGGCCTTGAACTGAAAGCGCCTGTAACTGATGACGTCAGCAGAGCGCTGGCTTTTGCTATTAAGTGGGTGGCGGTCGGTATTGCTGTGTCTCCGATGCTGTATGGGCTGGCAAAACTGGTCATTGCGTTGAAATCGTGAAGAGGATTAAGCATGTCAGACAAGCTCATAACGCTGGCGAAGATCCTCTGTGTAATCGTCGGCATTTCATTTTCACTAATGCTGGTTGCTATTTGCTTTTCCACTGCCTGGCGCGTCTTAACTTTGTCATGGCTGGTGGGGTGAGGGGGATATGAACCGTGTTCTGTGTGTGGTGATTATTGTCCTGCTGGTAGCCTGTGGTGTGCTTAGTCTGGGGCTGAATCATTACCGCGATAACGCCATTACCTACAAAGCGCAACGCGATAAAAAAGCCAGTGAGCTGAAGCTGGCGAACGTGACAATTACTGATATGCAGGTACGCCAGCGTGATGTCGCTGCACTTGATGCCAGATACTCGAGGGAATTAGCCGATGCGAGAGCTGAAAATGAAACTCTGCGTGCTGATGTTGCCGCTGGTCGTAAGCGCCTGCGCATCAACGCCAACTGTCCAGGCTCCTTGCGTAAAGCCCCCATCACCTCCGGCGTGGATAATGCAACCGGTCCCCGACTGGCAGAAGCCGCTGAACGGGATTATTTCATCCTCAGAGAACGGCTGATGGCAATGCAGAAGCAACTGGAAGGAGCACAGGAATATATCCGTACCCAGTGTATACCGTGATGTTTTGTTATGAAGGTGTTACTGGTAACGTTAAGGTAATTTAACAAAGAGTCAGTTCCGGACTTTATAGTGTGCTCAGTTCATGGACAAAAACGATTTCTGTGATAAATATTTTGAATATTATTTACAGGTAAATGGAGTGGGGCGCATGGATAGAAATATTACAATAGAGTATGAAGTATATGCCCGTATTGTATGGGCAGAGAAGGCAAAAACACGGTAATTCCGTGTGTTGCCATGATACCTGATTGGCAGAATAGTTGTTTGGTTTTGAGTATATAGTCAGCGTTTTTTGTTCAGTAATTGCCCCCTCAAAAAATAATAAAATAAGGTGATTATTTTTGTTTATTATTTAGTTTTTTTTGTGTGTTATTTTATTGTTTTTGTGTGGTTTGTTTTTTATTGTTATTTCATTAAGGGAAGGTAAATTCAGGATGGCAGTCTGTAGATAATCGGAGGTCACTTATGCTACATGATCACGTGGCAGAATGTCTGGAGAAAAAAGGACTGTA